ATTACGCAAGGCTATTCTGACGGATCTTCTGGGCGGCCTCGGCGTCGCGAATCGCCATTTTTTGCTGCGTGTCGGCAATCTTAAGTTGCTGATCCAGTTTGGCGTTCTGCATCTTGATCTGCGCCTCCACCTGGGCCTTTTGAATGGCCACCGCTGTCTTGGGGTCGATCCCCCCGCCTTGACCACCCTGCATCGCCTGGGCCTGGGCCGCCCGACGGGCTTCGGCCTCCATCTGCTTCCCGATATTCTCGATGGCTTCGCGCATGAGATTGAGAATCTCCCGGGCCGCTCCGACTTCCTGTTTGCGGGTCGGGTCGGAAGCGAGCTGCTCAAGATGGGCCGAGCTATGCGGATACTGAAGCTGGAGATACCCCATGGCGACCCGGGGATCCACCTGGTTCTGTTGGAGGGCCTGCAAGAATCGATTGGCGTCCTCAAGGTGAACACGGGCATGGACGGCGTGATTTTCTCCGGGGTTGACGCTGACTCCGCGTCCTCCCTGCATGGCGTTGTTTTCCAGCTCGGCAATTTTGGCGTCGACGGGGATTCGCTCGATCTCGGCGGCCGGCAGATAGCGATCAACCTGGTCGTAGCCGACACGGGCGGCCACCCGGTCGCGGATCAGGTTGCGCTGACCCACTTCGTCGAACCTAGGGAGGATCTGCAAAAACTCGTTGAAGGCCAGGATACGGGCTCCGGGGCTTCCGGCTCCCACGGCACGAATGGCGTTGACGCGGTAAACATTCTCCACCGCTTCCCACGGCACTCCCCTCGCCTCAACCCGTTTGCGGAAATCGATCGCCGCCTTACCGCCCGGCTCGTCGGAACGGTATTTGACGGTAGCCAGACGGCGGAACTGCTCGGCCAACAGCTTCTGCCAGGGCGTGTAGTAAAGATTCATCGCCTGCGTCCCAAGGATCGACTGCTGGGCAAGTTGGGCCTGGACTTCGGTGGCCGTCCGGGCATCCCCATCGGGCATCACCTGTTTTTGGTTGTAGGTGCCGGTGTTGTTCTGCCGGACAACCTCCAGGTCGCGGACGATCGGGAGAACGTTGCCGGCGAGATTGGGCATGGCCTTGTCGACCACGTTGATTCCGGGAGGGAGAACGGACAGAGGCCCGTTGTACATCAGGGTCAGGTTGCTCACGTCCTCGCCGGTCGCCGGCTGGATCATCAAGGCGGACGAAAGCATCGCTCCGTCAACGACGGCGTTACGGAGGCGGTTGGAAAGCTGGATGAAGGGGAAGAGTTTGTAGCCCAGGCCGCGGATGGAGTGGAGGAGGCCGTTGGAGCCAATCCCGTAGGAGAACAGGACAAAGGCCTCGTTTGCGTTCTTGAACCTGCTGGGACGTTTGAAAAGGAAATCGCCCTCATCACCGCGGCGGGTCCCAATGTAATGGGAAATCGTCCCGTCAAACTCCTGGACGAAATAGTGGACGGCGCGGATGACCTTGCTCCGGGCGTGGGAATAGTTGAGATCGTTGTTCTTCAGCTCCTCCTGGAGCTTCTCCCAATCGCGCTCGCTCGCCCGACCGGTCTCGGTGGAAAGCATGATGGCCCGACGGGTCTCTTCGACGTTCCAGCCAAGCTCGGCGGCGACCTTGGGGTTTTCGATAAAGCGGTAGAGTTCCCCGACAAGAAAGTTCCGCTCGATCGTCAGGATCTCAAACTTGGTGTCGCTGGCCGGCGTTCCACGCGGAACCTTGAAATCCCGAAGCCCGCAGATGTTCCACTGCCAGTTGCGGTTGTCCTCGAAAAACGCCAGGCCGACGCCAAACGCCACAAACTGATGGGCGAGCATCTGCTGTTTGTAAAAGAACTCGTCCCAGTCTGTGATGGTGCGGTGGAACTCCTCTGCAATGATATTCTCCCACTCCACTCGCTGGGAGGGATCGCCGAAGGAAGTTTTGACGGCTGCCAGTTTGTCGACGGAGTTGACCAGGTCGGAGTAGGCGGACAACGCGGTCTCCAGTGCGGCGGCCGCTTCACCGAAATTAAGATTGGCGCGGTATCCCTGGCCGAGAGCCTTGAGCTGGCTGGGTGAGTAAGGAGGCTCGCCGTCCAGCATCGACTGGATTTTCTGGCGATCCAGAGCCGAGGCATCGTCGGCCATCCGCATCGTTTGATAAATGGCGTGGGCCGACTTCGCGTCCTTGATTCTTTGCCGTGGCGGCTTGCCGGACTCGGCTAGTGATTCGAGTTCGATTAACACGTCTGTTCCACTCTAACATCGAGTTAGGTTCGTCAAGAGACGCCCCAACTAGTCCCCAAAAGTTGTCGGTCCTGGTAGGAAGCGACATCTAGTTTTTGTGCCTGCTTGACCCAATCCTTCCCACGGTTGGCTGCCAGCTTGCCCCCGGACACGGCTCCCAGCCGTTGCCGGCAAAGGTCGACCAAAAGACAGGCTGCATCCGCCAAGTCGGGGGACTTCCCCATTCTGGCCTTCATGTCCTTCTTTGGCTCCACGACCAGCTTCCCCCCGGACATAGTGCTGTATTTCCGGGAAGTCAGCTCTCGGGCCAGTTCCGGGGTGATTCCCTTGAGCTGGTTACCACGTAAGAACTCTACCCCCACCCACCAAAGCTCGCTGACCCGGTTGCTGAACTTCTCGTTGCCCTTGATTGGGGAGACCACGCTCAGGGGAAGTTCGGTTGGCTTTTCACCAAATTTCACTCGGAAGATCCGGTTGCTCCAGGTCTCGCTCAGGATGTCACAAAACGGATCGCCGGCACCGGTGGCGTCGATCGCCAGATGTTCCGGCCTGACGCCTTCCCGTTCGCAGATTTCCCGCACCAACCTAGCAATCTGGAAGTTCCTGGGCTCATTAGCTTTGGTGGCGTCTTCCCGCAGAATGTGCGCCTTCTCGAAGCAAATCGTGGTCAGGCCGATGTCGCTCTTGCCGTAGCTACCGACGTACAGGACCGACCTGTCCCCGCCGTTGGTAAACGCAGGGTCAAACCCAGCCACCCTTGTCGGCTGGCCGTCCCACTTGGGCAAAGCCTCCCCGTCGAATTTGCGGATGTCGGCCTCGCTGTAGATGTTCTGCTCGGCCCCGACTGGCGCAGGAAACGACCGGATGAATCGCCAGTAAGAAAGGCTGTTCTCCCCCTGAAACTCCCGGGCTTCCCGGAGCTGCTTGGAGGTCAGGAGAAAGGGCCACTGGTCGTCACCGTCCAGGTTCGGGGTCCTCTCCCCGTCCAGGTGTACGCAATACCCGCGGGAGGTCTCCCAGCCGTCCATATCGGCGTTGACGCTGTTCCAGGTGTTGGTCGGGGTGATGAACTGGCCGAACGGATCGTAAGCTGACGCGAAGTTACCGAGAGCGATGCACTGGAAGAACGGGTTGGAGTCCAGATTGTGGATGGCCTCGAAGATCGCCGGGGACACGTCCGTGGCCTCGTCGACCAATAGAAGCACTCGCTTATTCTTTAACCCGATCAATTTCTCGGTTGCTTCCTTTTCCTTGTCCTTGGCCGACGGGATCAGGGTGATCGAGGACCGGTCGCTACCGGCCTCATCCAGGATCAACTTACCCATCGAATCGACAATCCGGCCAGGTAAGCCCGGGATCTGCAAATGCCGTTCCCGGATCACACCCCACATCCGTTTTCTAGCCTCCCGGACGGAGGTAGTAGTGACGAGGACGAGCGTGTTAAAGGGATCGCAGAGCCAATTGACCAATCCCCAGATCCCGATGCAATGAGTCTTGCTTGAGGACTTCGGACCGGAGATCCCAAGGTAGTTCCATTTGCAGGCTTCCTCAAAAATCCGCTCGGCCCAGGGGTTCCATTGGAAGCCGTTTTTGTTCTTCTTGGCGTCGTAAGGCCAAAGAAGCTCCACCACCCGCCGGAAATGCCCGTATTTCCCAAGACCACCCACCTCCGGCCCGTAGTTCTCCCGAAACCCCATTAGCTCAATCGTGACCTCGGTTGTGCCAATTGGCCAAATCCGCCCATATTTCTCAAAGCCTTCAGCCATAACCCAATGGGAGGATGTTAAGATTTGTCAAGAATCCGTCAAGATTTTTTGGTCGATTTGCACAAAATGCTGATTTTTAGATACTTCTCAAAGCTGCACATTGGGCTAACGACCCGTCCATGTAAGTCACTAACTTCCAACTATTTCCATTAACTCCTTCTGTTAAAGTAAATTACCTGTGCAAACTGGGAAATGCAATATGCAAGGTTGTGCAATATTTTCA